AAGTGACCTTGATATTCTGTTTCAGTTTCAGCAACCAAAGACACATAAGTGTAATTATATACTCGTTGTGGTATAACTTGACTGAGGTAATTTAGTTGACCAAATCCACAATTTTCTGTAGGAATCATTGTTTCAAACCTATTTTTCTGTATTGCTTTACTTAAAAAATCTTGATTATCTAATTTGTTTAATGCTGGTGATCTATATTCTGGTCTTTTTTCTTTTGTGTTATCTCGAGCGTGTAGACTAACTAGGCATTTTTTTAATAGTTCTTTTTTGTCCAACTCAGCAACTATATTGTTTCTGTGGTTGTATCCGTCTTTGCTCATACCACCTAATAGGGCATCAGCTAGAAAATCTTTCTTGCCAATAGTATGAGTAAATCCCTTATTGATGCTTAAAGTCCCTTTTAGCCAACTTGGATAAAACATAGTAGGAAAAGGCCAAGTCTGATTGTCGATTTCAGTTACTAGAAATATGTTGTTTGGTCTCATTTTTCTAATAGTGTTCCAGGCTCCGTTTATGGCTTGTTGTCTATCGGGCTCTGAATTAATGAATACCGTTAGTATATCTGATTCCTTCATACTATCATTATGGCAAGGCTGTATGTCAACTTCATGTTCTTCCCAATAATCTACTTTGACAAATTCTTTATCCAGACTAAATAATTCAGGTAACAGATCAAACTCGTCAATGACTCTTATCATAATCTTTCCATTATTTTACAACGAGCAGTCTCAGTTTGATCTTTTAAAAATTTTTCTGATGATACCAGTTGTCGATTATGTTCTATCATGCTTTTGTTTTTTTGATAGATATCATCAACACTGTCATATTTCAACATATCGACTATAGCATCTAACTTTCTGTCAGCGTCTGTAATCTTATCAATGTCTAATACTTCAATTCCAGCTTTTGTTAGATATTCTGTGTTAGTAATAGGGCCCCAGGTTAGTGATAAACAGCCTAACAGTAATGGTCTCCAAGTTTTTTCTGATATGAGTGATTCTTGATCTGGAGCGCCTGTCTCTCCAATCACATGTATTTTAGCATTATAAGCAGGATGAACTATGTGCTTATTGATAGATTGTTGCTGTTGCCCAAGTTCTGTGCGAAAGTCAACAAAGCTGTCATCACTAGCCCAAGGTACGCCAGCTGTGTTATCTCTTTTGCCCTTTGGTACTGTGTTTGAGTAGTTTTCTAATCCGTAATTGTTGATAACAACAACATCGTCTTTGGTAACATATTTTTTAATCCTGATAGCTAACTCTAACCTATGATATCTTACTGTGCCCGAAAGATAACTAAATCTATATTTCTTTTCAGGTATTTTGTTATGTTTTAATTCAAGTTGATTTTGATATAGAAAACACGGAATATCGTTTGGTTCTAATATTACATACATTGATGGATCTACGGCTTTACTGATTCCGTCCTTCCAGAGATCAATATTTTTAAAATAGTTTTTATCCCAACACAATACTGGTAGCTTGTTTGTTTCTTGACGACATTGATCTATTACTTCAACAAGTTTTTCAATATCAACATCGTGCCCTGGGTAAAAAGTGTCTTCATTAATGAAGGCTAGACCATCCGTTGGAATGCCTACAGCATCAAGTTCGTATTTGTGATTGAAGTGATATGGCTGGTTTTCATCTCTCCAGTACCCTGATGTTAGCTTATCTTCCATACGTTTACTTATTATCTAGAAATATAAGTCAAAAAAAAGCACTCCGAAGAGTGCTTTTTAATTTTGTGTAGTACAATGTCTACATCATAACATAAGTTAAACTTATGAGAATGATAAGTTAGCCATTGAAATCTCACCAAGGTAGTCACCTGCGTTACCAAATGATGATGCTGTATTTGATAATTCAACGTAACCGTATCTTGTTAAGAATGAAACTACTGGTTCAAATGTTGCTGGATCTAATACAACACCTGAGCTCATTAATGGAACGTATGGGCAATAGAACGCCGCCGCATCTGATTCGCTTGAACCTTTATAACCTACTAGTACTGCTGTAGTGTCTGAAGCATATGAATCAACATAAACTTTCATAGCACCGTTTAGAGTACCTACAAACTTAGTGTTTGTTGGAGCTTCAAAAGTACCTTCTGTACTACGAGCAAAAGCTGAAGTAGTTGCAGATTGTAGTACTGTTAATGCCGCTGGTGATACAACTGCCCAGTTACCTGCGCCACGTCTTGTACGTTGTGCGATTTTGTTAGCTGTTCTGTTAATAAGAACTGCTAGTGCCGCATGCTCGTCACCAACGAATGTTGCTGTACCTGATACTGTAGCTTGGTTATAAGCTTCTTCTGTTGCCGCTAATGCTCTAAGTGAACCTAGAACTTCTTGGTCGATCTCAGCAGTAATTTCTTGTGCTAGTGCCGCCATGATTTCAGCTTCAACGTCAATACCGTGCATTGCTTGAGCATCTTGAGCCGCTTCAAACGTCCAACGTGCTTGCAATTTACGTGTTTTTGCTTCAACAGCTTGTTTTAGAATTTGTACAGAAATCTTACGACCACCGTCACCTTCTAAAGCTGATGTTGCCGCCGCATCCCCAGCAGTTCCGTCACCGGAATAAGCAGTAGCAATTTTAAATGGTGATAGTGCTTCGTCACCTGCTACTACGTCGTTTGCTGTACCTGTTGCGTTATTTGTTTCAGCATATCTTACACGTAATGTGTGAATTTGTCCAACTGGACCAGTCATTGGTTGTACACCAACTAATTCGTTAGCAATAACTGTTGGCATTACTCGTCTGATAACAGGTAGAATAACACGGTTAAGTGTTGCTACGTTACCAGCTGTTGTAGTGCCTGTTGCTGATGTTTCAGCTAAGTGCTTTCTTGTGTTTTCTAAGATAACACCCATTGAATTGCGTTTAGAGCCCTGTAGACCTTCTAATAATGCGTCTTTGGTCTCACCCCAACGGCTTTCAAGTAGTTCTTGTGACATGATAATTTCTCCTAATGTCTTTACTTATAGTCCTGCTAGTTTGCGTAAGTCGATAACTTGTGTGTTTTCTTCTTTTGCTTCAACTGGCATGGCTTTATCCCCAGTAACTTCCTTAACTGATTCTGTAAGTGTTGTTTTGTTTGACTTCACTACATTCTCGTTAAGCACCGCTGGGAGATACTTGTTAAAAGTGGCATCTAATTTCTTAGTTTGTACACTCTCTAATAAATTTCGCATAACTTCTGCTTTCTCGTCGTTTAACGGACTTAAAAGCTCATCTAATTTTGCTGTACGCTCATTAGATTCTTTTATTACACGAACTTCTTTTTCTTTTGACTCAACCAACTTTTTAGTTTCGTTGAGTTTTTCGGTTGCTTCTTCTAATTGCTGATCTTTTTGTTCAATAGATGACATTAACTTGCGAATCTCAGCGTTCTCATTTAAATGAGTGCCTGCGAATTCACTTGCGAATGTTTCAAATATTTTACGTCCAAAGCTATTCTCACGAGCAACTTTGATATCTTCCTGCAATTGAGAGAGTTCTGCTTTCAAGTGCTTGGCAACAGCATTTGTCATTTTCTCACTTGATTCTGTAACGAACTTAGTTTTAAGTTCTTCCAGTTTCGCACGAGCCTCTGCTACAAGTTTAACTTTAGTTTCTACAACGTCCTGTTTATCTTGAGCAAATTCTTTAATTTCTTCTGACAATGCTTTAACAACAAACTGTTCTAGTTTTCCAACTGTTTCAGTTTGTGTTTTTCTATCTTGTCTAAGATCTTTGATTTCTTCCGCTAATTTAGTAACCATAAAGTTATTAAACTTGTTAGCGTTTTCTTTCATTGATACGTTAAACTTGACACGGTCTTCTGCTAACTGATCTTTTTCAGCTTTCACTTCATTAAGTTCAGTAGTAAGACTTTCTGTTACCATGCGATCAATCGCTTCAACCATATTACTTTTATCGTGTTCATAACGTTGTGCAAATTCCTCACGGAGCTCTGCACGAACCTGATCTTTGGTTTCTTCTAGTTTAGATTCCCAAGCTTCTTGGATTTCTGTTCTAGTTTCTTCATTAATCAGATCGCTATCTAGCAATGGTTTAATTACGTCTAGCATGATTGCGATTCTCCTAAATCTTGAGATCTTTAATAAGCTTTGTTACTTCGCTTTTTAAATATCTCTGTAGTTTCGAATCTGAACCTGCGTCCTTAGCCATTTCCAACACCTTATGTCCATACTTCATGTTCATAAGTCCTTCATAAATTGCTGTTGGGTAAGCGTTTGGAGCACTTGGTTGAGATACTATATCGACAGTGATAATTTCAAAATCACTGACGTGTCCTGAGCCTTCGGAAACGTTGCCACTTCCTCGACTAGAAACTCCTAATTTAACACCTGAACCTAGCATAGTTTCTACTAGTTTGCCCATTGGTGTCGGTAAAATCTTTAGTTTACCATGACCGTTTGGACCATCCATCCACATTTCTGTGATCATATGGCTTACACGATCTAAATTAATCTTTAAATCATCTGGGTGATCAACTTCGCCAAGAACTGAATATCCACCTTTGACTTGTTCATTTAAGCTTTCTACAGCGTTTTGAATTTCGTTAACCGGATATACACGTTCGTTAGCATTCTTGACACCACCCTGGATACAAATACCTTTCATAAAAAGGTCTTTACCATCTTCTGAGCTTTCAGTGACAATATTAGCCGCTGTAAAGTTTAGATGTTCTCTTAGGTATGTTGTCATTCTTTTAGTTAATCCCTATTATACTTTTTTAAGATCAGGCTCAGTAGTTCCGCCTAAATCTTGTGCTTTTGGTGCCGGAGCACTTTTTTCTTCGTCTGTTTTAGCTGGATGAGCATCTGCTAACTTTTCTTTCTTACCACCGTCAGCCGCAACTGGAGATGTTTTGTTATCAGTATGATCAGCATGATCAGCTTTGACTGCTTTTAATGAAACTGCTTCTTCAATAGCTTCTTCAGTAGATTCTTCAACAGTTTCTTCTGTAGTTTCCATTGGCATTTCCATTTCGTCTTCTACTTCTTCAGCTTCTTCTTCAGCTTCAGCTTCTGGTTCCATTTCCATGTCACCTTCTTCAGCTTCAGGAGCTTCTTCGTCTTTGTCAGCCATTAAACCTTCAAATTCAGCCATTAACTCGTCTAGTTTGTCTTCAAGGTCAACTACACGGTCTTCTAATTCTTCTTCTTCGTCTTCATCTTCTAATTGAATGCCTTCTTCGTCTGCTTCTATCTCTTTAACAAGATCATCAGCGGCATCACCACCAATAGTTGCTTCGTCTTCAATAGACTCTTCAACAGCATCTTCTTCAGTAGACTCTTCAACTGTTTCGTCTGTTGATTCTTCAACAGCATCTTCAGCAACTTCTTCAACAGTTTCTTCAACTGTTTCATCTTCTTGCATTAAGTTTTCGTAGATTTCACGAGACTTTTCCACCACTACTTCATGGAATAGCTCTTTAGCCTTAGCTTCTTCATCGTTGATGATGAATTCGATAAGTTGTTCAAATTTGTTCATTGTTAAATTCTCCATATATATATGCACAGTATAACTATGCGGCTAGTATACTATTTAATATAAAAAAGAATTATAGTGGAGTTTTAAGTTAAAAACCGGCCAAAAAGAATGTTTTTTGTGGTATCTTTCTAATTTCTTAGAAATTTGGCTGTTCTGGTGCTGGTGAGTACTGCTTTCTTACTTTAATTAACTTCGAGTTTTGCTCATATGCACGGATATCGTTCATTTGTCTTAGCTTGTTTATTTGCTTAAGAGTTAATTTTGTTTTACGCAAATCACCAAGTTTAATTTTACCATTGTCGTTTTCAACATCTTGGTATCCTGGTATTGCTTTATCGTACATTTCGTTAAGTGTCATAGTATTATTTATGTTGCTGGAGGTGTTTCTGTATCACCGCCTACTTCGGGTTCTGTAATATCTGCATCAGCTAAGTCACTTTCAATATTATCACCTATTTCTAGATCTCCTTCAATTCCGCCAGGACTAATACCTACTGATCGCATGTCTGCACCACTAGCTGTCACAGTGTCATTTTCATTACGCTCTTCTGCCCAAAGTTTTTCATTTTCTAACAGTTCTTCTTCACTTAAACCTAAGAATCTCTGCATCATAAATCGTTTACTCATGTAAGGTAATGTTTCTATCTGCCCAAACACACTTACACGTTGACTATCTAGCTCTGCTTGTCTGTAACTAGCAAAGTTTTGTGGTGGATTAAATTTAATATTGAATATACCTGAATCAATATTAAAACCCCTCCATCTCATAAACATCTTAAATTCATTATCAAGCTTTCGACTGATTTGATTCTGTAAACGCATACAGTATTGATTAAATCTATATTCTTGAATCAATGCTGTGCCTACTCTACCGTCATTCATTGCTTGTGCTGAATCTTCAGGCCCACTTGGTAGATATGAACTAGGTACTCTTAACCCTCTTGATAATTTATTGTTAAAATATTTTAAATCATCAATGTCACCTAAGTTTTGTCCACCTGGTAATACTTCAACTGATGATCCTCTTCCGTCTGCTGTTGTTGGAAAGAAGTAATCTTCATTGATTGATAATGGATTATATGTTGCATCCATTGTACCTGCACCACCACCTGCTGTTGGTATTCGACGTTGGTGTACTTCATTTTTAATACGTTCTACAAAGGCCATTGCCATATGACTAGGCATATTACCTACGTCAATTTTAAACACTCTACGTTCCGGAGCACGTTGCACACGGTATATCAATAGTGCGTCTTCTAACAGTTCTTTTTGCTTAAAAACCTTGTAAACATTCTCTAATATACTCATGCCAAACGGCCAAGAACTATCTAGTCCTTCACTTAAACTTAAATGAACTACATGTTCTGCATCAATACAAAGTTCATTGGTTGCTTCTTGGAACCTACCACCTGCTCCACCTGTTGCATTTGGTGCTGAATAGTTGTTCGGTGCAGAGTATCCTGCTCCTGTACTAGGCGGATTAGTTGCTATATCTTGTGTTGTTTTGGCTGAAACTGTTAAATTTTCAAAGTTTGGATTAATATCACGCACTACATACTGTTCAGGTTTTTTGCCTTCGCTTTCATTAACGATTACTCTTGACACTTTTGACATTTCAACCCAATACAATTCAAATGTTTCTGGGTCTCTAACAAATACCTGATCACCATATTTGACTGTGTTTCTAAACAGTTTAAATGCTCGCTGGTCAAATTGATTTATTTTAGTCCATTGTTGTAGTTGTTTTTTAATTATATCAATTTCATTATCTGTTGGATTGTTTGCAAAGTCAATTTCAAATGCTGTACTGTTTGTTTCACTTTGTTGAGTTGAAAACTCAGCTATAATATCTAAACAAGCATTGATCTCCGAATCCATATCCATTGCTTCGTATTGGTTGTACCTTTCTACTCGATTAGGGTGTCCTGAATAAACTTCAGGTAGTCTGGATTGGTAATTTCTAAATGCAAAATCGTCCGATGCACCGTAGCTTTCACTACCTTTGTTTGTGGTTATGCCACTGATAGGACTGAGTGTGCCGTCTGTTCTTGAACTAAAATGTTTTTTATATGATGCCATTGTATTCTCTTTTGTCTTAGCGTATATTTATCGTTATACTACCATACTAACAAATTTCCATCAAATAGTCAATACTAATTTAACCATTATGCGTAACTCGAAGTTAATATTTTATTTTGAATATTATTGGATGTGGCTATATGAGATATTAATTGATCTAATTTGCCATTATTTTCTTTTAATAACTCAGATTGAGTGTCTGCTGTTCTAGCATATTTTTCTGCGGCTTCTTTATCTACTGCTTGTGTCGGTTCAACGTCTAAGTTTGCTACTTGCGGTTGGTATGTTTGTTTTGGTCCTGCTTTATTCATCTCCTCTTTAAGACTAGCTACAGCATTAGTAATTGGTCCCATTATGTTAGGCATTCCAGCGACTACATCTTTAAGTTCGCCTATTGTTATGGCTCCATACTTCCCAATAGCATCAGTTCCTAACACGTTAGATACTAGGTCATCTTTATTAGCATTTGCTACTTTTCTTGCGGAACCTACACCTTCTAGTTGTGCTATTTTAACGATGTCGTCGTGTGGTGTTACGCCTGCGTCTAATAAGTTTTTCTGTGCTTGTTGTCTTGTTTGTATTGCGGCTACTTTTTGTTTAGTGCCTATCTCAGTTGAAGCTTTCTCCATTCTTTTAATAGTGTCCGTTGCTTCTTTTAATTTTGCGTTTTCTTCGTCACTTCTCTTAGATGCGTCGGGCTGGTTTGCTACTATATCTAAAGCAATTGCTTTAGCTTTTGTTAATACAGCTTGGTCCTGACCTGGTTCCTCCATGCGTTCGCCGCCAAATTTATCAGCAAGGAAGTTATTGGCTTTTACTAACGCAGATGATAATTCATCTGAAAACATTTTAGTGGCTTTTGCGGCCATTGGCATTG